AGAAGTTTCGTTAAGATCAGCAGCAACGGCTGGTTCGTTAGAGTTTACACCACCGCCAACCAATGGATGGTCAGTAGCACAAAGTGATTTACCATCACCATAAGTAGTGCCAGCAGCAAAAGCGTTGTTCAGAATGTCTGCGCCTTTAACCTGCTTAGTGTAAGCCATCGCACGAGCAAGCGCTTTAGTATAACGAGATGACAAAGAGTCATACAGGTTATCTTCAATTGCTTCTTCAGTGATAGCGAAACCCATAGCTACAGTTTCGTGAGTGTAACGAGCAGTGAATGCTTCTTGCGCGTTATCGTACTCAATTGCTGCACCTTCCGCCTTAGTTGGGGCAGAGCCAAAACCAGACAGCTTAGTTTCTTCTTCAAAAGAACGGTCAGAGGTTTCAGTCTCGAAAATCTCTTTGTGCTCTTCGCCATATTTTGCGTACTCTAAACCGAACAGTGCGTTCAGGCCGGGTAGCAATTCTTTCAGTAATTGACTTCTTGAAATAGCCATTAGTTATTTCTCCTATTATACCGCTACAGTAGCATTCATGAATGCGTGGTAGTTCGGGTTAAATTTAACGAGGACATCAGTCTTCGCATCGCCGATAGCAGACTGGCCAGCACGAGTGCTGAATCCAACAATCTTAAACGCAGCGTCTGTAGTCTCGGAATCAGTAACGTCCATGATTGACTTACCAGTAGTGGTATTTGTCTTTGCTGACGTAGGCTGAGTAGTGAAGTGACAGTTGTGACCTAGTTCCGCCTGAGTGATCGCAGCGACAGACTGAGCTTGGAAAGTAACGCCCGGATCAGTTACGACGAACGCAGTAGCGTTAGCAGTGTTAGCAGGGAAGAACTGAGAGAAGATCAACTGACCTTCGCTGTTTACGTACTCACAACCAACAAATACACCCAGAGCGCCTACGTTAGTAGCGCCACCGAAGTTGTTAGTGTTGTTAGCAGAGCCGGTATCTTGAGATAGCTCAACGAAACCTGCGTTTAAAAATACAACCGAACCATAACCAATGTTGAAGTTATGTGCGGAGGCTTTAACTGGAAAAGCATCACGGGCGCCCGCGTAGGGAGTTCCGTCAGCCTTTCGTACGGGAACAAGCCCGTATGGGGAAGCTGTAGTAGCCATTATTATATACCTTATAAAATTTTAGTTTAGTTACCCTTTACCAAAGGTAACTTTCGATTTCCTATCATTAAAGATAGGCATTCTCGGATCATTTTCTCGCATCAGATTGCTGTCAACAGATTGAATCTGAGCCGTAGACTGCTGTCTATAGTAGTCATTTCGCTCGTCAACCATCTCTTGAGCTGCCTTACAAAGAATCAGTCCACCAATTACCACGTTGTCTTTAAACCTTTCGTTTTCAATAGCGACAAGTGTGATCTCTGGATGATCTGAAGCCTTTACTGGCTCCCAACCTTCACGAATTTTAGATGAGACGTTAGTAGCATCAACAGTACCTTGCGTGCTTGTACGAATCCAGCGAAATTTATATCCGTCTTGAGGGATTGGAGAAGGCAAAACTTCTGGTCTTTTCCAAGCGGTCTTACGGACAGTCTTCTCACGGGTTGTTACTTCACGATTAACTCTGTTATCAGTCATTATACTTTCCTCATCTCTTCAGCAACCTTTTTGGCGTATAGTTCTAGGGGAACTCCCAACTTCTTGGCGATAGCCACTTGTGTTTGCGTTAATGTGACCTTCTTAGGGGCCGTGCTCCGCGAAGCGGGTGCAACCACACTTGTCTTCCGTCTAGCTTTTGGTACTTCCTCATAAGTGTCTTCAAATTTATCTGGAAACACTTTCTGCATACGAGCATCAATAGTCTCGTAGTATTCATCACTTGTAGGGCTTACACCGTCATTTATTAACTCTTCGTGTACCCCCAAAGCATAGCCAGTCATGGCTTTGTCTGTGTTAAACCAAGAGTTTTCCTCTGCCCAACCTGAGGCGCGGTCATTTCTATTGGCTCTTTGTGGTATTTGTACACTACTTTCTTGGGCTTGTAAAGGTCTAAAATTCTTTACTTTGTCCGCCTTTAAACTCGCTGCATTTAGCTTCTCTTGTGCGTCTAGTAGTTTATCCGCGTCTCCTGCTTCATATGCGTTCTTATATGCACGTTTAGCAGCCATAGTCTCTAAAGCCGCTTGCTTTTTAGCTTGCTCAAGTAAAACGTCTTGGTTCTTACTAACAGTACCTTTGAGGTTTTTGTTCTCATCGACAAGCTGTTGCGCTACACGCTCTAGTTCTTCACGTTCCCGCTCAGCGCTCTCTTTTGCTCGGCGCTCATCATGGTAGCCTTTACTAAAGTGCTTAATACGGTTACGTACTTTCTCAGAGTAATTCTCTAGCTCCTCGTCAGTTACTTCTTCCGGGGGGGCTGACGCCTTACGCTTACGGTCTTTTTTAGGCGTATCGTCAACTACCTCAATACTAATTTCTTCTCCTTTTTTGGGGGCTTTACCTACTACTTCTGCACTGGAACTCTCGATCTCAACTTTATTTCCTACGTCGTCTCCCTCAGGAAACTCAAACTCTACTTTTTCAAAAGCCATAACTTACTCCTTACGCTCGTGATATTTCACGGGGGTCGCTAACGACAGCCTCTACAGAATCATCGTTCATCAAACGATACTCTAGACCATCAACTTTAAATCGCGTGCCAGTATTAGCACGAAACATTACATAATCGCCAGTCTCACACCAAGCGCCGGTAGGGAAGCGTTCTTTATCAGCGTAGGCACCTTCACCTACCGCCATAACTCTACCCATAACAGACAAGATATGTTCATGGTTTTGATCTTTTGTAGACTTAATAATGCCACTACTACCATAGGTTTCGTCTACCTGCGGTATAGCTATTAAGACCCTGTAGCCCACTGGTCTGGGCAGCTTCTCAAGTAACTCACTGTCTACATCACTTATATCAGTCATCGTCATCATCCAAAAAATTGCGCGAAAGGTCGTCTACGTAAGATAAGCTGGACTTTAGACCTCGGATCAAGCCAACTACTTCCCGGTAATCGGCGTAGTCTTTCACTGCGCCCCCACCAAGATGTTCTTCTGCTGCGGAGATTTGCTCCACGATTTGTTTATTTAGCACGTCAAAGACGGTAGTACCCATAATTATTCCTTAGGTTTTGTTTGTTTTACTGAGTCAATAGTAGCCTTACGCAAGTCTGCGTTTAGCTTTAGGTTGTCTCTCGCCGAATCAGCGTCTAACTTCTCTCCCGCCTTCTTCATGTCGAGTTCCAATTCTGCTCTGTCAAGCTCCAGTTCTGTCTGCTTAGCTTGGATGTCAGCCATCATTCCTTGGGCCTTCATCTGTAGCTCTTGCTGCTTGAGCTGTGCGTCCGTCTGATCCTTCTGCGTCTTGCGCTGCTGCTCTTGCTGCTTGACCTGTAGCTCTGCTTGTTGCATCTGGATAAGTGGGTCTTGCTGCTGTTTCTGCTGTTGAGCTTGGGCGGCTTGCTGCTTGTTCTGCTGCATGAGCTGCTGCCCTGCCTTTGCGGCGAGACGGGATATACTGATTTCGATTTCCGTTGGTAGCTCTGAGTTTGGTGGGGGTAGCTGGGCGCCCAACTTCTCTTCTACTGCTTTGCGATACTTAAACGCCAAGTGTTCAGCTAAGTGAGCCTGTAGTGCCGCCATCATCTGCTGTGCCTGTGGGTTCTGGCCTAGTGATTGCATAACCATCGGATCTTGCATAAACGCTTGGTGCGTGGCGATGTGGGCGTCATGGTCTTGCTCGATGAACGCTTTGATCGGCTTCATGTTGAGGATAGCCATGTTCTCACTGATCGGGTCTACTTTCTTAGCATCATCCTTGGTTGGGACAATCTTATCAGCGTTCTTGATACCCATTACTTCAATCATCTCACGGTGGAGTACAGGTAGGTCATATATCTGAGGTGCCTGTGTAGACATCTGCAACACTGCCTGATACTGCACGACACGTTGGGCCATTGTGGAGCTGTTAGGGTCACTAACAGGAATCACATCGACCATAGAGTAGTCTTCTTTTTTCGCTGAGTTCTCCCCGCGTGCAGGGATATACTCGTAATCTTCTGAGGCTTCCTCGGCCATAATAGCCTTGAGCATTTTAAACTCTTGCTTCATGGCGAAGTGGACACGAGACTGCACAGCAGCCATAGGCTTCAGCGTACGCTCTAGTAGCGCCAGCGTAGTACCTACTGGGGCGTTAGCGCCCATGTCAGAGATGTCCATATCAGCGATAGCGCCGAGTCTACGGCCTTCTGTAGTGATCTTATCTAGGAGAGCTAGTAGGGTCTGACTAGGCTCTTTATAAGGGAGAGTCATAATGTTGTCGCGGATGCTACCTGATGGCACGTCCACATCTTTAAACTCGCCCGGCATAATTGGAGAGTCGTCACCTTTAATACGTAAGCCACGGGACTTTAAACCGCCCGGTAGGTTAGAAAGCGTACCAGCGTCCACCAATTGCCGTATAAGCGACGTTCCGGCTTTAGCGTACCCGCCAATAATGTGGATCAGTCCAAGGCCGTAGAAGCCAAATCCGGGCACGTACACGTAATGCACGAAGTGCTGGTTCTTTAGGTTAAGGTCGTCTGACTCATCCCAGTTACGGCGGATAGCTAGGATTTCTCCTGTGCCCCGCTCAATAGTAACTACATAAGGCTTAGCGATAGCGTCCTCGTCGTTATCTTCTTCGATAACCAGATCAGCATGGATCTCATACAAGCAGAAACGGTCGTCATCGGTCATCGAGTAACCGCCTTCTTCTGCCTTACGCTCTTCGATGTCTGAATGGTATGGCTCTGGTTCCCCTAGGTCTACGTCAGCATAAAAGCCTGCTTGTTGTAGTTTACGTACTTCATTCTCGCTTTTACGCATCACATGAGTAACACG